ACCTCGAACACCTCGAACACCTCCAAACGTTAAATATTATAAATTTATCGTATGAGGAGGTAAAAATAGAAGCACCATCAGAGGAAACGATTATCTATCTAGATCCGCCATACGAAAACACTGCAGGCTATCAGTGTTCAATCAATCATAATGAACTTTGGGAATATGTCAAAAAAAGCCCATACAAGATATATGTGAGTAGTTATGAATCTCCGCTTGAATTAAAACATTCACTAAAACATACCTCTAAACTTTCACAAGGAGGAAATGATAAAAAAGTTACTGAAAATTTGTATTGTAATCGCTAGTCACAAGCCCCACACTTACAATACCACCCAGCAGTCTCATCAACACAAGTACACCCTGCACAAGTATCTTCAATCGCTGAATTAGGGCAACAATCAGTTACTCTAATTGCTGGGTCTGGTTGTTGTACAACAGTAGAAACTCCACCCTCTAAAAGGAAGTATTCGGGAAAAGTCATCTCACAGACTCCGCACCCTGAACATTTATCTTGGTTTATTATTAGCATTTTTGTTAAATAAAGAATTAAAAGGAAAATCATTATACTCTTTCTCGCATTTATCCGAGCAGTACGGTTTTTTCGTTATCCAATACAGATTATCAATGTTTTTTTGGCATTTTAGGCAGTTCATACTCTAAGAATGTTAAGATAACGATTTAGAAGAATAGTCGCGAAAGCTGACAACTGAATAATCAAAAACTGCCATTCCCCATAATCTCCCTGCGGAATTACTTCAACTAAAGAAAGCAACAAAGTTACTACACCAATTAATATAGTATCTCGGAGCGTACGAGTAAGTTCTTGCTTGTTTAGTTTGCCGAATTTAGAATTAGTATTTACCATAAATATCAAAATTAAGAAGTAAAGTAGGCAGTATTTCCTCAAACTCTTCTTTGAGTAAAGTAGCCCTAAAGTTCTCTATATTTTCCTCTAACTCTTTGTTATAACTAAATTCCTCAATCGTTTTCTCAAATGGAGTTTTAAGTTTTTCTATTTTTTCATTATGTTCATATTGAGCAGAAATGAAGATATCTAAGTGGTCATCAAGTGTTTTCATAAGTATTGAATTAAAGATTGAGAAACAAGAAATCTGCAATCATCCAAAACCCACTCCAAATCCTTTTTATCTATCTCTTCTTTTCCAACCTCAATAATTTCCATTATATCCTTCTCAAACAAATCTCTTTCGGCACTATATTGACATCCAAAAGCCCCCCTTGCCTTTGCTTCAAGTGTTATCTGTAAAGCTTCTTTGTGGAACTTATTTATTTCCATAAAACAAAATTCTTAATATTAAGTCTAACTGCATTATCATCTGGCTTTATCCACTGGTCATACCACTCAAAAAACTTATCTTTAGGCATTCCATATCTAAAACAATCCATTACATTATTCACATTCAGGAATAAATCAGAAGCTAAAAAAACTCCTCCAATCTCATTACCAACCCAACCCTCAAATTGAAGTTCGTAACACTCGCAAAACTCATCGACTAATGCGTTGATAGCTTGCTCACAATTTTTAAGCTTTGTATTCATCTAAGAAATAATTTAAGTTCTTTATTTGCCTCCTCAACGATTTTTTTTGCACCTAACGGTAGTTTACTCCAAAGAGCAGAATTGACGGCTATAATAGCCTCTAATGCTTTTAATTGTTCTTCTGTCATTGTAGGGGTGGTTAGTGATTGTTGATAATCTTGGAAAGTTGTGAATTCTTCATTCCAAAAGGCGTCTCCTATGTCAACCTTGCGTTTGGGAGCAATATCTTTATGTCTTAGCACCATATCAGCAGGAATATTATACTTTTGCATTAAAGACTTTACTAGTTCAGTTGTTGCTTTCTTTTGCTCTTTTGTAAAAATAGAGCCTAGACTGTGTACTTCAATTCCGATCGTACACCAGTTTAATGAATTGTTTTTAGTTGCTAATCCTAGCCACTCCGAAACTCCTGCGTGGTAAGCTGAATAATCATCTTGCACTAGATGATAAATTTCTCCTGTTTTAGCGACTAAATAATGTGCTGAAATGTAGTCTTTCTTCTTTAAGAAATTGACAATATTCTGTGTCGGGACTTCACTAGCCGTATGATGTAAAATAATCGCCTTAATATCATTTAAACTTCTTTTTACCCCCTCAGAAGTGAAATCTTGGTATATTTGCATTATGTAGTAGTTAGGTGTTTTTAGTATATCTTGTAAAGATATTCTTTACAAGAAGTATTTGAATTATTGACAAGTAGGCAAAGATAAGCTAGTCTTTAAACAGATTTTTCTTGTAGTAGAGAAGAATTAAGAAAGCAAAAATGCTCTGTATAACTACGGAGCTTTTTTGTTGTTGACTAAATAGAAAAATAAGAGTAAAAAATAAATCAATATTTCTTAACTAAAATCTACTATGAAAGAATTTTTAAAACTTTTATCGCTTGCCATTTGGGAGCTAACTTGGAAAACACTCTTTATTATCTCCGCAGGTCTTTTAGGGATGGCTATTGCTTACTATATCTCCCCGTGGTTAATTTTCTTTATCTTCTTCTTTTTGCTTATGCCTAGTCGGTAGTGCTTGGCACACTGTCCCAGAGTTTTTTAAGTTCGGAGGAGGTTTTGATTTGTTCTGGGTTAAATACTGCATAATGAGTTGATGGTTTATTGTAAAGACCAACTGCATCATCTATATTAACTATTTTAAGTCCTGCCTTTTTCTCTTTAATAGCTTGTTGTATTTTAGAATTTAGCCAACTATCGATATTGTCGTCCGTTGATAATTCTTGAGGAGTTTTGCCTTTTGCGTCTATCTCTAAAAAATCTCCTTTAACATAAGCTTCTTTTACATTTGCTAATTCTTGCCTCCTTTTAAAAGTTGCGTCATATTTTGCTAAATTTTCTGATTCTTGAATCAATTTATCATATTTAGCCCAATCAGATTCTTTTCCACTTCTTTGTGCTATTTTTTCAGCTTCATCTGCTTTTTTTAATAATCTTTGAACAGGAGCGTCTTCTGCTGCATAAATTGCGTATGCTTTTGCTGTTTCTTTGTCATCTGTAAACCAAAAAGCCCCTTTTGCACTTTCTGCACCAGTTGAATATCCCTTAAATTTAGGATCAAATATTTCAAATTTATCAGCTGTTCCGTGATATAGTTTCTCTCCCTGTCCCCTCACCCATTCCTCAAAACTCTGCCCTTTTGCTTTGGCTTTTTTAATATCCTCTACAAGCTGTTTAGGAACTTTAACTGTTTTTGTGATTGGTACACTATCCCAGAGTTTTTTAAGTTCGGAGGAGGTTTTGACATCTATCGGTTTTATTCCACCAATATCAGCGTTGTTTCCTTTTAGATGTAATTCGCCACGATATACATCATCAAATTGGATTTTCTTTGGGTTAATATTAAAAGCTAATACGGTGTCTTTGCCTTTTCCTATGCCACCATATCCCTTTTTATTTGTTGTAAAATAAATATATCCGCCCTCTGTTCTTGAGCCAATCAATCCACTTTGTTTTATTTTTTCTGCTGCTTCTTTTGTTGTTGAGTGATAAACAGTAATTGTCCCATCACTATTTATTGGTAAATATTCTGCTGTATATGGGTCTTGTAATTTGATTCCAGTTTTATCTTTTACCTCTACGCCAGTTTTTGCCATCTGCTCTTTTTTCCATTCCTCAAAACTCTGCCCTTTTGCTTTTGCTTTTTTAACGCTTTCTACCTCTGATTTATCATATTTGTTTTTCATTGATTCTATTTTATCTTTTTTTTCTATTTTTTGCAATACTTTTTTCTTAGGAGAAGAAGTACCTATTAATGGTTTCCATTTTCCATTTTCAAATACTTCTAATGCTTCTGGTGGTACAGTTTCTTTAGTTAGAATTTCATATAATTTATCTGTATCTGGTCTTTTTTTCTTGCTATAAACAGTTTTACCCCTTAATACATCTTTCTTTACACGCAACATAACACCTTTTGTACCTGTTGCTGGAAATGCCCAGTTTTTTGAATATTCTTCTGTTTTTGAAAAACTAGAAACACCTCTTCTCTGAGGTTTTATCCCTTCTGTTTTTATCTTTTTAAAAGAATACTGGTCTGTACCGTGATAAAGATATTTGTCAGATTGTTCATCACTAGTCAATCCTTTGACTTTTTTTTTAGGAGCTTCAGCTTTCTTTATTTTATCCGCAATATCTTTTGCTAATTCAGTAAACTTACTATCTTTTGATAGTTTATCCATTATCGCTTTTTGCTTTTTTAACAATAATAAGTCTTTTATTTCCTCTCTTGAAAGTTCAGGATATTTTTTTACTATTTCTTCAAGATTTACTTTTACTTTTTTTTTAGGAGCTTCAGCTTTTTTCGTTTCCCCTAATTCAATCACCCCCTGCCCTCTTGGTCGTTCAAGTGGAATAACTGCATTTGAAGCTGGCTTAGTTTTAGATGATTCTAAAAGTTTCTTTGTTGCCTTTTCTTTTTTAGTTTTAGCTAATTCCTGTTCTTTAATCAACTTCATTACTTCCCTAGCCTCTTTCTCGTTTTGAATTTTAAAACTTACTTTTGCTTTATCTAAAACTTTCTTTGGCAAATTAAGCAAATTTTCTACCTCTTTTTTTGCCATATTCAACTCTGCTCTTTTGCTTACTGGTGCTTTCTCAATCCTTTTATTGATATTCTTTAAAGCTCTGCCTAAAAACGCTCTAGTATCATTTACTCTAATTACCTTCCCTATCGCATTTTTAGCTAAATATGTTCCTCCTATTGCTGGTAAAATAAGCCCTGCACCTAATCCTAACGCTCCACCTGCTGCAACTCCTGCGAGAGATGAACTACCCATAATAGTCCAAAAATCATAAGGACTTACACCGATATAATCTCTAATTTCTTTGATTTTGCGAGAAAGATATTGAGAAGGCTCTTTACTTATCTGTGTAGATAAATTGTCTTGAACTCTGTATAAAGCCGATTGTCGTCTTAATAATTCAGAAGTTTCTGCATCTGGTGCAAGTTGTTTAACTTGATTATTCACAAAATCTCTAAACGCTTTATTCGCTTTACCAAAAGCTGTTTCTAAATCTTGTCCAACTGTTTTTTTCTTGTCATAATTATTTGTCCCTTTTAATTTTTCCACAAAATCATCTATTTTTTGTCTAACAGTAAGTAATTGGCTAGGATTGATTCCATCAACATTAGGTGCAATCTTATCCATTATTCTTTTTGTTTCTTCAAGAAAATCATTAACAAACTTTTCAGGATTACCTCCTGAAATAATAGATATTGCCGTATCATCAGCTAGTTTATACGCCATATCACTCGCTTCTGCTAAAATCTCATCTTTAAACTTTAATGTGTTATTATAAGAAGATAAATTGTATCTTAACTCTTCTGCTAAAGTTCCAATCTCTTTTCCTATCTCTCCTCTTTGAATAACTTTATCACTGCTTTTAAGTTTACCCTCCTCAAGCATTCTAGCTACTTCATCAATTTGTTCTTCTTTGAATGGGTCAAGTGCTATCTCACGATTCCTTGTTGGTGTTATCGCAACTTTGGCTCGTTCTTTAGTCTTTAATTCATCAAGCTTAGGAATAGCAATATCCCTAGCCTGTTCTCTGTAAACTTCTTTAGCTGTTTGTTCGAGTGATTCTCCAATCTTGTTAGGGACTTTAGCTAAATCTTCCCCAATTACCTTTCCAGCTTGTGCAACATCTTCTCCAAGTTTTACAGCAGTGCTTTTAACTGTTTCTGCAACTTTTGGCAATTCTCGTGTTACTTCTTTAGAAATTCTTGAAATAGGTGCTTTCACAACTTCAAGCCCAATAGAATCTAAAATGTATTCTCCTGATTTAAGCAAATCATTTGCTTGTTGTTCATCTCCAACAAATTTCACAAAATCATCCTTTGCTTTTTGAGCTTTGGTTAAAACTTTTTGTACATTCTCATTAAAAGTCTCTTGAGCAATCTGTTCAGCTTGCAATTCGCTTAATCCTTGTGATAAAGCACCTTGTTTGGCAATACTTTTAGCTGTTTCTGCTCCTGCATTAACTACTTTCTCAAATTCAGGTTGTATAAATCCAAAAATAGAACTAATCCCACTCCCAATTACAGTTCCAAGCGTTCCTCCAATTACTTTACCTGTTCCCATTAAAACATCTCCTGTTTTTTGTATTCCTGTTTTATCTGTATCAAAAGTAGATAAAGCTTGTTCTGCTCCTCTTGATCCTACTGCAAAAGCTTCTTTTGCCGTATCTAATCCACTTGTCGCACTTGTTTTTAATCTTTCTGTAATAGGTACTGTTGGAGGAGGTAACATTTCTCTTTTAAAATCCTCCGCAGTAAGCATTTCCTTAGGTGTCTTTGGTGCTTCCCAAGTCCCACTAGCTCCACTTGTAAAACTTTGTTTGGTAGGTGTAGCTACTGGTGGAGTATATCCTTCTAAAGCATATCCTCGTTGAACTAATCCCTTAAGAATATCCTTAGGATTTGACCCCTGTGGAGCATTTTTAATAATATCAGCTACTTGTTGTTTTGAAAGATTTGCCATTATTTTGGTTGTGGTAAAGAATCTAAATAATCATCAACGCTTTTATCTTGTTCTGTTTTTTGTACAGAAGACGGTACGACAGTGTCGAGATATGAATCAGTTAAAGTTTTATTGGTGAAATAATCAATATCGCCTGTTTTTACTCTAGCGGTTGCTTTTCTTAATTCATCAATCGTATTAAATCCAAACTTTTTTGCTGATTCTGTTAAGTTTCTATCAAGGTCTTTCAATGAAGCATTACCAGCAGAAATAAATCTAGAATCAGCCTGATTATAATTAGGTAATAATCCTTGTAATCTAGTCGCTTCTTGTTCTGAAATAGCTACACCAGAAATAGCTTTCATATAATCTACTGTATATCTACCTGACAATGTTATTAGTGCTGTCCTATATTTATCTGCATTACCAAGAGCTTCTCCGAACCATTGAACAACAGGAACACCGCCCCCTGTGTTTATGCCTCTATACTTTTCACTTAAAATATCTTCTCCATATAAATCAGAAAGTCTTTGTTTATCTTCTTGCGGTAATGTTTTTATATAATCATATCCACTTTTAAGAGCAAGCATATCAACAACATCTTTTTTTGTATTTATCCAATCTGTTATTTTTTCATATTCTTTTGTATCAAGTGATTGGTATTGTCTATTACCAAACCCTGCTTTTTCTCTACTACTAATAATTTCATCAAGTTTCCCTGTTGTAATACTTGCAGGTACATTAAATTTTAATGCTGTCCCTTCTGTAATAAGTTTGTTTCTAGGACTACTTATGGCTTCTTCATATTCTGCACCTCTCCCCGCATTAACAAAATCCTCTCTAAATTCACTTGCTTCTTTAGGTGTATAATTTCCAGATTTAACTTGTGTTAAAATTATATCAAGATTTTCCTCTTCTGAACTTTTTGATTTATTGTCAGAAATATATTTGTTAGGGTCAATCCAATAACTACCATTTACAGAAGTTTTACCTTTAATTCTATAATCTAAGTGACTGCCTGTTTCTGTATCTCCTGCGAGTGGAGCTGTTCCATTCATACCAAAAACAGAACCAGTATTTCCCATATACCCAATAATATCTCCAGCCCCTACCTTTTGACCTACTGTTAAAAATTCTGGTACTTCTCTCAAGTGTGAATACCAGTGTTCATTTCCATTATCATCAACTACTTTTACTTGATTTCCATATCCTCCATTTTGTGCAACTTGTAAAACAGTTCCACTTACAAAAGATTGAATAGGGTCGCCTGTCATTCCATCTATATCTATACCAGGTGTTCCTGTTAATCCATTTTGAAGGTAAACATTGTCAGACGCATTTTTGCTTATTGAACCATAATTGTAAGTAATTTTTCCATTTCCTACTTGTGAAAAATCTGGTGCAACAACTGCCCCCGACTTGTTTATTGGAACTATACTTGCTTTACCTGTTTTAGGGTCGGTAGCATAAAGCTTCCCATCTACTTCTGTAAATCCATACGCATTACCAGCTACTTTAACTGTTACCTCCCCTGTTGTAGGGTCTAACGCATATAAAGAACCTCCAATCGTTTGGAAATTATAGCTTTTATCTTTTGGTTTCTCACTAATTCCTGTCATTTGTGCAAACTTCTCCGCTAAATCTGTGTCTTTATCAAGTAACGCTCCATAAAACTGAAAATTCTGTTGTTCTTTAGTAGGGTCTACTTTTCCAAAATTCGCTATCTCAAGATTAAGTTTTTCAAGCTGTGCAAGCTTCGTTAAATAATCAGGGTCGTCTTTCTTTAAAGCCAACTGTGAACCTGCTAACGCTCGCATTGCTGTTGTTTGTCCCAATAACGAAGCTGTTTGTGTGTCATCTAATCCATAAGTTCCAGCAGTAGAAGAAACAAAATTGATTAAATTATTATCTGTCATATTTGCCAACCCCTCTGCTCCAAATGCCGTCAAAGTATTAGAAACATAGTCAGAAGCTTGTTTTTGTACATCTAACTGAAACTTCTTATCCTCCGCCTCTGCCTTTGCTAACTCATCTTGAATCGTTAAATTCTCTGCCTGAATCTTAGCAATTTCATTCATTATTAAATCCTTTTTTGCTATATCATCATTTTCAACTGCTCTAATCAATTCTCTTTGCTTATCCGCAATAGAATTGTAGTTTTGTTGTAATTGCCTGCCAAAAGTTTCATTAGCTCTATCAACTGCTTTTAAACCTGCTTGTTGTGCAAGTGGTGCAGATGAAGTAGTCGCTCCGAGCCTACTCTCTCCAAAACTAGCCATAACACCGCCTTGATTAGCTCTATTCTGTTCAGATTGAACAATCTTATCCTGTTTAATTTGTTCTTTATTTAATCTAATTTGCTCCTCAATCGAAGCAATATCTTCTTTCAATCTAGTTGTTCCTTTATCACTTTTATACATCGCTTTCTCCATTTCAGTCATATCCTCATACTTCTTTTTAGGGTCTGGGACTGTCGGAGAACTTTCAGAAGTTGTCCAACTTTTCCCTCCGTCAACAGAAATATAAGTAAAATCTCCAATCTTCTTAATTATTGGTTCATTAGATTTAGGCTCTTCTGTTGTTTCTGGTTTAGTTATTCCTACATCACTTGCTTTCAAAGGCTCTTCTAAAAATCCTCCTAGTTCAGCCGTAGGTTTTGGCTTAGGATTGATTATATTCCCCAAATTCTCAACAGTACCGTCATTGCTTATCTTCTGCTGAAAACCGTATTTATTCGTTGTGATATTCGTTGTATTTTGAGGTATAACACTTCCCGCAACACTCGTTGTCCCAGTCATTGGTTCAAGGTTTTTGTCTAACCGATTAGTATTTACCTTTTGCAGTAAATCATCCTGAGCTTTCTTAGCTCTTCTTCGGTTAATCTCATCAATTTGTGCTTGTGTTGCCATAGTTTTTAAATGTTAATAAGCTGTTCCTCCTATTGATAAAGTTGCCAACGGATTCTTTGCAGAATCAGGCACATCGTAAGAATAAGATACTCTAATATTCGTTGTGCTTTTTGTAATACTTGTGATTACTAATGTTCCGCCTAGTGGACCAGAAACGCTAGGAAGTGTTGATTTTTGAGTTAGAAGTCCATCATATCCTGCTTGTATCCCATAAAGACTTAACAGACCTGTTTCCCCCGCCCCAACATCAGAACTGGAAACAGATTTATAATATACTGAAGCTGTTGAATTTATTAAATCATACTCAATAACTCCAGCCTCAAAAACTCTGTTATGCCCTCCAGCGTCTCCATAACCATTGTGAATAGTATACTGAAATTTGCATTTTAACGCATTTGAACTTCCAACAGCAAAATCTAAGTTTCCTGTTCCTGTAGCGTTTTGTGTTGTATTAGTGAATGTTTTAACTGCAAGATTGACTACTCCTACTCCGTGTATATGTAAACTATCAGCATTACTTGAAGTCCCTGCTGTAAGTGTATTTAAATTCGTATCAGTCACATTAGCACTTATGCCTTCTAAAGCTTGATTGATTTCACTCGCTGTCGCTGTAATATCTTTCACTATCTCTAAATTCTCTTTTACAATCAATCCGTTTGAATCAAGTAAAACAACCTTTCCCTCATCTGTTGCCCCTGCCGTTGTTTCCACAAAAATCGTTGTATCAGTTGTATCAATATTAATATCTCCTGCTGTTACTGCAATTCCGTCTCCTCCTGTAATTGTACCTATTCCTGCACCGATAACAAAACTAGAACCATTTGGCAAAGTTACTACTGGTTCTCCTGTTGCATTTACTCCATATTTAGTTGGAGTTGCTAAACCTTGGTCAATCTCAAAACCTTGTGAAGTATTTGTCGTTCCATCTCCAATCCTAAACTTTCTGCTTCCTGTCCCAATTTCCCCCGTTAAGGTCATTTGGATTGCCATATTGTCTAACGGCGAAATTTGCCACCTTACCTCGCTGTTTTTTTGGTGTGAACTTCTGTTGCCTTCTATCCCTCCTGCATAATCAACTCCATTCTCTCCTGCGACTGGCAATCCTCTTTGTGTTAAATCATCAAGCGTAACAGTTAATCCGTCTGCGGAAATATTACTTGCTTTCACATTGATTCCCTCTGCATATTTAGTTGTTAAATTACGGATAACTAAAGAGCCGTCAAGCGTAGGTACATCGCCGTCTTCATTAAATAAAGGAGCAGTGACGGTAAACTCTAAATCGTTTATTCCAAAATCAGAGGCTAGTCGAGGATTAGGAAAATCTACGCTCTCAAGTTGTCCTACATATCTTTTAGAAAAGGTCGTAATTTTTGTCATAGTTTTATAAATTAAGAATCAACATAATAATTACCTAAATCATCCACATAATAATTACCCTCCTCATCTACATAATATGTTCCAACAGGCAAAACTTCCTCTTTAGTTGTAATATTGTTGAGTAGCAATGTTTCGCCTCTATCAACTACTTTTAAGTTAAAGAAATTGTAGGAAGCTGGCAAGGTATCGTTACTTGTGAAAGTCAAAACTAGTCTCCAAAACTCTGGGATAAAAACATCGCTTGTTTCGTAAGGTAAAGTTGTTAATCCCTCCACTTCTGCACTGTTTGACCAACCACTCGATCCGAAACTTGCTGAACCCCAAGAAAGCAAAATATTTGTTGGAGTAACTCCTGCGATAATTCTTTGCTCAATCGCTGTTTGAGTAAAATTTCCTTCTTTATCGTAAACATCAAAATCTAAGTAATGCTCTGAATCTTCCCCTAGTCTAGCTTGTAACATAATCGACCAAAGGTCTTTTAGTGAATCAAGCGAACCAAAGTTTATCTCTTGTTTATAAATTGTCGGAATCGGTTTTCCGTCATCGCTGTTCCCCTTAAATACTTCAAAATATCTTCCGTCATTGGAGGAAGTCCCATAAATAATATCGTTCTTTTTACAAAACCTTGAAATATTCATTGATAATTCTACCCACGAACCAGTATCAAGATTAAAAGCCCACACAATGTTATTGCCTTTTGAAGCTTTACCAAAAGAAAATAACACTAGATGTCTTTTAGCATCGTGAATAATACTTAAATTATCCATATTCACATCAGCAAAATATTCTCTGCCAAGTGGTAAAGAAATTTCTTTTGCGTTCCTGCTGTAAGGCTGGTTTGTCGCTCCTCCTGAAAGCATTTGAAATAATCCTGTATTCTCTACCCCATAAAATACTCCTGCCGAAGTAGAAATCGCTCCGCTTGCCATTCCTAAATCAGGATTATCAAAATCCGTTGGAGTAAGTTTAAAAACAACGCCACCTACATCTAAAACATTGATTCTAAATCCACAATCTCCATTCTCGTACCCAATAATTATTTGGTCAGAAAGAGAAGCAATCGTTTTTAGTTCTCCGTGATTCTTGTTGATATACAAAAATCCAGTATCAGCTGTTGCTTCTGTTGTTGTCCAATAATCAAAAGGAGGATTGATTCCTGTATCAATATCTGAACCTTGAAAAAGTGATTTATCGTCTTCCATATTTCCAGCAAAAAGACGTGTTCCTGCCGAACTTCCAGCAGGTGCTAAAAAAGCATACACATATTTTGCCTTAGGTGCTTGCTCTATCTCCTCGTAACCATAATACAAAGTCCCTTTAACAAGTGCCGAACCTGCTAACATATCAGTTGTAGCACTTCCCCCCTCATCTCCTGTGACTAACTCATTATCATCAAAAGCAGGTGCATCTTGAAAAGGTAAAATCTGTTTTGTGCCGTCAGGAAAATTTATACCACCTAAATAAAGTGGTGCAGAAACTAAACTTGTTGCTCCTGTAATAATATTCACTGTTCCAAAATTCTCAAACTCATCAGTAACATTTATCACTTTTACCATTTTTGGATTATCGATTGAATTATCCTTGATTATCTCATTATCAATAAAAGTTCCCTCTAAATTCCCAAGTGTAAGCGTTCCATTTACTTTATCATTCTCAAAAACTGTTGCCTTTGCTCCTGAAGTTTGCCCAGTAATCACAAATCCCTCCCAAAAATCATTCGCAACTGTATCGTAATCTAATTTTAGCGTTATTCTTCCAATCCTTTCCGTATAATTGCCACCAGAGCCGATTAAAAAATAGTCGCCATAGTTTGTACCTGAAACAGGGGCAGAGCCGTTAAAATCGCTCTTAATGACTGTTTCCACTCCTGTGGCTGTATTAAGAACTGAAACTGTTGTGTCGTAGCCTACAATTTTTACATCTCCATAATATGGTACATTTAAAGTATAATCTTTAGTTACTGTCAAATTAGCTAATCGTTCAAGTCCTCCTCGTTTAAAAAGTTGTCCTGCTTCATCGATTAAGAAGTTTAAAATTCTTAACGCAAAATTGGTGTCTAAAAGTTGTGATAAAACTCTTAGATTGATTCCACCTTTAGACATCAGAGAAGTAACCAATCCTTTGGCTCTTGGGGAACTCCCTAAATTATAGACTTTTCTCGACATTGTCTAAAGAATAAATATCCTTGGCTCTGTATTGATTGCACTGAAAAAATCATTAAGAACTGCATTCGCTCTAATCATCGCTTGTTGCTCTGAAAATCCGTCACGATTAAAAACTTCATACTGAATCATTATCATATCTCTTAAAAGTTCCAAGTATTTACCCTCACTATACGGAATATTTACAAAATATTGATTTACTGTTGTAATTTTAGTCAAAAGTGGAATATACCTATCAACGATTATTTTATCCTGCTGTGGCATTGGTGTGAAAACAAGATTGCTTCCCTCTTCATAATACCCATAACAAGAAGACCCATAATTGGTATAATCTAAAAGAGTTTCTGTCCGATTAAAAGTTTCGATAGTGCCATTCACATCTGCCTGTCCTACATCTTCATCTGTAATTGGATTATTATCTCCAAAAGTTCCAGTAATTGCTGAAAGTATTAAATAATTACTGTGTACCTCGTCAATCCTAGCAGTTGCTCCACTTATGCCGTCTGTAAGGATTAGCCCAGCTGTAAAATAATTTGACAAGTTGTCGTAATATAGCAACCCATAATCTGTTCCTGTTGTTGTTTCGTAAATTCCAGTATAGGGTGCTTTTCTGTTCTTAAAATTTGTTGCTCTTGCATATTTTGCCGTTCCTGAAAGAATCTTGATTGTATTATCTACAATGTAGTCCTGCATATTTATTCCTATAATATAGTCATAAATCTGCTCGTTTACTGTGTTAGCCCATTCAAGACGTGAGGCAGTCGTAACATTTGCAATATTACGTTTAACTCGTTCCAGTGAATCAAAGGCTTGTGAAACTAAAATCATTATTTTTTCTTGTTAAGTTTATTATAAACTTTTCGTATTCTGTCGCCAATTGTAGGATTTTTCTTGCGTGCGTTCCATTTATCAAGGAGCTTAGCTTCAGCTTCAATTGACGAAACTCCGCCGGGTAAACCTGCTTGCTTCTCTTTTTTTAATGCACTTAACCTAGAAGCTCTTTCTCTAATTCCTTTCTCTGTGCTACCTGCAAAATACATTTTTTGGTCAGTGCTAGACTTAGGTTTAGAAGTTTTTTTGTTTAGTCCTGAAATAATACCGACTTTCTTGATTGGTGTTTTTAAGAATCCACCAAGTTTTATGTCAGAGAGCTTTTTCTTCATTTGAGTTGAATTAAAAAATAATAATTAACATTTAGCTGATTTCTTCTTCGCGATCATAGACTTACCTTGTCTTAGTCTTTGCATTGTGCCTTTGGAGTGAGCAGGAGATGTCTTTTTCTTCTCTAGGATTATCTTCATAAATTGGTAGGTTTATGGTATTCATTATCTATTACATCTCGCACAATCTGTTCAACTTTGTCTTTATCTAGCATATTTTCGTAGTACCGAGAAACAACATAGGGAAATACAAAGCTAAGTAAAATAAAACCTCCACCAACCATTGCTACCCATAACTTATTCATCAAAATATCTTTCTTGTCTATTTTTATCTCTTCCAATACGGTTTGTTGTGTTTTATAAACATTCTGAAAATGTACGTTTAGCTCTGTAGAATTATTGCTTAATATGTCTAATTTCTCAAAAATCTTTTCATTGGTTTTTTCCATAGATTGTTGGAGTGAATTAAAACATTTTTCAGTCTTCTCCACTATCTTTTCCCTGTGGTTGTTGCATTGCTCTTCTGTGGGCGACATTAGTCAAAAATAAAATCAAGTTGGAGTAAAATAGCTGTCTCAATTTCACCTTTTAAATCTTCTTTGGTAAGTTTTGGAAATGTAATTTCAACTTCTTTTTCTGCTAACTCACTGATTTCCTTTGCAAAAACTTCTAAATTTTCGTCTTTGACTTTCGTGTTTCCTTTTTCATCTGTTTCGCCGTATTCCTTAATTTTCGTTGTTCTTATCTCTTCAAATGCTTTTAGTTCTGAATCAGCTTTCTTGATTGCAAGCATTAGCTCATACGCTTTATCCGCAGGGATTTTTGCTTGAATAAGTTTAGCAAGTGGTTCTTGTGCCTGTACTAGTTTTCCGAGTTTCATAGTGGTGGTTGTTAAAAATATAAATTAGTCTTTACTTACCATTTGCCAGCCATTACAGTCTTCTTCCCCACATTCGCAGGGGATACTATATTGACCTAATTCGTGCAATCTTTCTTCTGTTATTTTAGAATTGATTGCGTATTGTTTGTTAAATTCTGATTGTGTCACAGGTGGTGGTTAAAAATATAATGTGGTGGTTTTTAGCTTGGGGGATTACCACCTAACCCCCCTTGATTATACATCAATACAATCTGAAAATTCATCTAAATTTTTAAGTTCAGTGTACGCTACAATCTTGGCATTATTCAAGATTGTTTCATCTGCGTTCTGTACTGGTTGGAGTAAACACTCGCCATTCTTCACGCTTCTTTGGCTTGTGCTTTCCCATTTAGTTTCCGTGCCTGCTTTATACCTTGCTCGGTGTTCAGCGTTAGCGTGTTCTCTGATGATGATACTGTTGCCTTGTATGTCTTCAACAACAATATAAGTGCCGTCTGGTTTTTGAAGTGCCATAGTTTTGGTTGGTTAAAAAATATTAAACTTGGTCGAGACTAATCCAATAAGCTGTTCCATTGATAAATACTTTCAATTTATGTGATTCTGTAAAAGTTCCAATCTCCTCAACTGCTTGCTCGGTGTAAAGTGCCAAAGTTGCCGTTGAATCAGAGGTATCTGCTGAATAAATCTGAATACCGTCTGTCACAGAAGCACTTGCCACTGTGCCATTCTTCATCACTATTCCACCAACAAGATTGCCGTTTTGTGTAGGTGTGTTTATTAGAAGATTGCCTTTAACTGAAACTCCAACATATTCTGTTGCTCCTGTCTTGAAACTTGCAATATTTCCTGTTGAATCAATGTCTTGAACAAGTTCAAGAACAATAGAAGAATCATTGATAGTCCCTGCAAAATTCGTAACAACATTACCTGCGTAAAACACAGCTCCTGTTGCATTATATGTCGCAGAAGCATTATTTACCCTACTTGTTTTTTGTGCAAAAACTACATTGTAATTGTCTGAAATTGTCGTTGTTGCTGTATGTGTTCTTGTTGTTAAATATGAAACTTTATTTTTAGTATCAGAAGTTAAATTCCCGTTTGCTGTTACAGAACCTTGATATAATCTAATGCCAGCTAATGATGAACTAACTACATCATATCCTATTCCTGTACCAGTACTCCCTAAATCTACTTGAACCCCCTTTGCTCCTGTACTCGCATTAACCAGATTCACAAGTAACCCAGTGTGCACCTGTGCACTCGTTCCTGTGTCAATCTTTTGCATAACTGTTGCAGCGGATTGAGTGTTTGAGAGAGTGTAGTTTACTAAGCCGTTGGTGGAGGAGTTGACGTTGTCATTGCCTCTTATCCCAACAGCTGTACCTCCTACTCCTGTTTGTGCAATATAAATACCTGAACCTGCTGAAAAAACAGTTGAATCAAAATCAGTTGATTTATTGTTAATTGAAAGACCAACATTTCTCCCCGTACCTTCGTTTTGTTCATTATCCATATACCAACCATAACTATGAAAAGCTGAGTTGGTATTGAAATTTTGTCCTGAATAAATCCCATTAACATTTCCTACTGCCTGTGTCGCTGAACCATACTTATTTAAAAGCATTCCGTTTCCTCTTAGAACTCTAAAATCCATTGCATTATTCACTACATTCGCTGTTCCCATATCAACCATAATAGCTGTTGCAGGATTTGTTTGCGTGTTTCCCATAATAATACTGTGTGCAATCGTTCCAGCACTTGCATTATTACTAATCGTCATTGCAAGTCCTGTCCCAGATGTTCCTGCGATAGATGAACCCCAAGATATGCCTCCTCCTGCCAACAAATCAACCACAGTACCGCTAGGCTTAAAGTATAAATTCGTGCCGTTATACACGAAATCCCCCTCGTTTGTGGCTGTACCAGATGTAGCTTTGACGATATTTAAATTTGCGTCTGTTGAATTAGATTTACCCAAAAATGTTTTACCCTCAAAAAGATTTTTAGAAGCAACTCCTGCCGAAAAAAGATTATAACTTAAAGTTGAACCAACAGATGATTGGTCATCAATATACAGTCCATAATTATTCGTAATTGTTGAACTCGTAGCTTTACCAAAAGTTTCAATTTTTACTCCATAACTGTTCGTGACAGTATCTCCTGAAAGTCCTGTTGAATTATAAAACAACCCCCCAATAAGATTTGTAACTGTTCCACCAGAGCCTGAACCATCAACACTAACTCCAGCTGTCACAAATTGTCCATAAACATTTGTAGCAGTTGTTTTACAATCAGCCGTAATGCTCGCACCACTTAAAGAAGATAATATTGTTGAACCTCCGTGTTGTGAGTATGTAGAAACACCATTTATCACTAAAGTCCCACTGTTTGAACCTGTATAATATGTTTCAAATTTTCCTGCACTAACAACACCGCTAGTTGCACTTGTATCTGTAACAGTTAGAGTATTTTGTTGTAAATAATTGGGACCTGAACTAATTGTCGCAAGTGTTTTTGTGATTGTAAGTTTATCACTTAAAGTTTTTTCGCCTGCTATTGTTTGGTCTCCTGTTGTATAAACTCCATTCGTAACAGTTCCTGCATTACCTGTTACGCTCCCAGATATTGCATTAGTAACTGTAATATCTGTTGCCCAAAGTTTCGTTAATCTATTTGTAGTATCTCCAATCGTTTGACCTGTCGCTTGAGAAACTAAAACTGCTNTNGTAAGTTTAGTTTTCTCTGCATCAGTAAAATTGTTTTCTGTCTTAACATAATTTGTTCCGTCAGGAATCAAATCTAAATCTAACGCTTTGGAAAGGTTTTTTGGAGTAACATATTTATCAACTGCCGTCACCGCAGGGTCAGTTGTAATCGGAATTACATCTGTTTCGAGAGGTGTTAAGGCACTTAATTTGTCTTTCCAGCGTATTGTTGCCATAATGCTTAGGTGTTAGATTTTAACCAATTTAAGTTCTTCAAGTGTGCAGGTGGTACTCTTCTTTGGTGTTTCTTAAAATATTTCTGTCTTAATTCTCTCAACTCATCTTCTGTTACATTTTCTGTTACAACTTCCTCTTTTTTCTCTTCTCCGTAACTCATTATTACCGATTTTTTTTCATCATTACCGAAAACTACTTGCATATGGTGGTTTTTAATTAGTAAATTTTATGCCCCTTATCGCTAGGATAAGGGGAGAAAAACTCACTAAGGTGTACCGTCACCACGAACAACTCCCATATAGTCACTAAAACCTGCTGATTCAGCAAATTTACATTTGTATTCCATTTGGATATTGTCATTATCTTGCCAAGGTGTGTTCCAAGTGTTTACTGCTTCACGGATAAATACTTTTAATCTATGATTAGTTTTATCTGATAAAACATAAAACTTGTCGTCTGAACCTCCAAATTCTGCTCCTAAATAAGGATTCCAGCCTACTTGTAATCCAGGGAAAATCTCTGAAATATAAGAAGCAAAAGAAGAATTTGTAGCAGAAGGATAATTGCGTGCTTTTGTAGCTTCAATCATCGGTGCAAAAAGAGCCTCAGGACAAAGTACCATTACAGGGTCCTTAGCTAAACTAATTTTACCATTGTAAGACTTCTGTCTACGAAGTGCTGATATTGCTAATTTTACTGTAGTGTATAAATCAGTCGTCCAATCAATATCGTTTGCTTGTACTGTTCCGTCTGCTAAAGGATGAACTTTTGAAAACAATGGTACACCATCAAGTCCAACTTTTGTGCCTCCGTTAACCAAAACACTCATTCTCAATTTTTCTTGAATCTGTCGTGCGGCCTGCCCAAGTTGTGCAGCCATTTCAAGCGTGTTACCTCCTGTTTCATCTGCTAACATCATCTTATAAGAGATAGCAAAGCCGTCTGCATACAATTTGTGTTGATAGATTGTCTGTCCTCGTTCTAAAACTTCTTCCATTGGAATATTTGCTTGTTCTGCAACTTCTTTGAAATCTCCAATTCCAGCAAGAACAACATCTGTATCTGTCATTCCTCTTGTAACTGTGCGGAAATTCATCACTGCATTAGAATCAATCATTCCAATCGTTTTTTCACCGTATTTTTGGTGAAACACTTCGTTCAAGCCCTTAATGAGCAAGCCTGGTGTAACTCCTGTTGTATTAGCCATATCTTTAAAAAATTAAATTGTAAAAATTATTACGCTGTGTAGTACAAAATAGTCACTGTTACTGCACCTGCTGTTACTGCTGTAAAATCTGTCGCCGAAGTAACAGTCAAAACTGGTGTTTTAGCTGCACTATGGTAAACAGTACCACTAGCTACTCCGCCGTCTACTGCTGTTGCTGTAGTGAATACACTAGGTGTACCTGTGTTGTAGCGGTCAACATCTGTTCCGTCTCCAACTGTAATTACTGCACTTGTATCACCTGTAAAACCTGTGATATTTGTGAGCATTGTGCGAATTGCTACTGCTCCAACAGGGACAGAAGCTGTCATTTTGTAAGTACCTACCGCTGCACCGCCGTCTGTGAACATCGCACGAGTAACTGTTTCTTGTACTACATTGATTCCTGCTGTTCCTGCGTTATCAATAATAAATTTAACTGTTTTATCAGTTGCATTAAAATCAATAATCTTGAAAACTCCACCAGTTGTGAAAGTTTCGTTAAGTTTTTGAGTTGTTGCTGTACAAGTCGCAGTAACTTTAGTGTTTACTTGTGCTTGTGTAGGTGTACCAACTGTTTTAGCTTGAAAAACTTGTGTAGCAAGTTCATCATAAACCATTACAGTTCCGTCTGCCGTTGCTGTTTCGTCCGAAGTAGTCGCTGAAACTCCGATAATTTCGTCTTCATTGCCTAGTTCGATTGTACCTACTGCCTTTACATATCCTGCATTTGTGGTGTCTTTAATGACAAAAGAACCTGTTGCAATAGAAGCAGTTGTACCTGTTTTTACTTTGTATGCGTGAGCCTCAGTGTTCTGAGCCTCTGGCATAGTAATAAAAGGAATTGTTGCCATAATATTTGTCGTTTAAAATGTAAAAATTAAAGTTCTATCTTTTTTCCCATAACACTCTCAAGCGTATTCAAAAAAGCTTTATCTGTACTTGTTTTTACTAAACTTTCTTGTTTTTTCTCAAAAGTTCTCGGTCGTATAATTGGAAAATTGGTAAACGAATTATGCGACTCTTCTAACTTAATCCCAGTCTCAAACATTGCGTACTTTAACGCTTGAGTTTTGCTTTTACCTAGTTTTACTTCCTCGGCAATAATTGCGTTCAAATTGTCTGCTTGCTCAGGAGTAATCTCTGGTAAATTCTTCTGCATTTCCTCAAAGGCTAGTTCGTCTTTCATCTCAGCTTTGATTTGTGCCTTAACGCTGTCATCAACAACTGGTGTTTTTTGTGCAGGTTTAAGGTCGTTAATCATCCACTGTGGAGCTTCCTCTAAACTTACTTGTCCACTATCAATCTTCCGTTGAAAAGAATTGATTAAACCTTGTGCAGTTTTAGCTTTTTGCTCCTGTTTGTGCTGTTCAGCTTCGTCACTGTCATCAATCTCAATCTCGACTTGATCATCTTCTAAGTCTAAATTGTCTTGTTGCTCAATGTAATCTGACATAATGTAAAAATTAAATAATAAAAAACCGAGTCATTACAACTCGGTCGAAACGGCAGGGCAACCAAGCGACTACCGCCTCAATCGAGGTGTAATTTTTTGGTTGCCTTTGCTGTATGTTTTTAAAGAACTTGCTGTCTCTCCTCTTCTATCTTTCTCCAGTAACTGCTTATCATAACATTCTGTAATTGTAAAATCTTTCTAGCAAAATCTACCTGCTCACTGTCTTTTGCGTAATCCTCAATCACATTTCCTAACACTATTTTAACTATCTTCTCATTCAAACTTGCGTAATCCCTCCAAAGTGTAAAACAATTTAGTTTCTCCTCATAACTTAAATCATCGTAATTTGCCTTTAATTTCTTTTTAAAAAACATAATTATTTTTATTTATTCAGGCAGTTCTTGCATTGCTGTTGGCTCTCCTTGTCCTTGTATATCACTAAAAGCAATCGGTTTACCTCCATTGACCATATTCAATGCACTTAATGCTCTTAATTGTTGCGGTGAACCCTGTGGCAATACTTGGAGCATTCTTTGTAAATTTCGTGTTTCTAATAAATCGTTAAATGCTGTGCCACTCTTCGCATCAATCTCAAGCCTTAAACTCTCTTTAACTGATTTAAGTAGTCCGATTAAAAATCCTACTGTAATATCTCTGCCTGTAACTTCTGTCATCGGTACTTGCTCTCCTCCAATATCAATCGTCAAATCCCTGCCAAACACTGTATCGTCGTTCTCATCACCAAATTTAATGATTCTGTCGATTGCAAAAGAATAAGCAAACTCAAAAAAATCTAAATTCATTCCAATTATACTCGCTACATTCTTATTAACATTCTGTATATCTAACTCTGTTTGCCCAAGTGTTTTTGTCGGGTCACTAAAATTATAGTCTAAATTCCAGCCCATTCTCTTCACAATCTGCTCAAACTTCGCAAACTGTCTTTCATTATCAGCCGTAGCCGAAGTTGGTGTCAAATACCCTATATTATTCTGTCCCACTGGTGCTACATCAGCACTGCCTAAGGTTGGAATAATCACTGCTCTATTCCCCTTAGCCATTTCCTCCATTCCTCTCTTCCATTGTTTCAACACATCATTCGCACGCATTCCATCCACTCCGTTCAACATTATCGGAGAATTATTTATATCAAGCAGGTTATTAACCATAAAACCCTGCAATAACCCCTCATTGACGGCTATTCTATAAAATGTCTCAATCAATCCTGCGTGGTAAATCCCTTCACTTTTTGGGTACAATCCAAAATTAGCAAGCGGTGGTCTTAACTCTTGTTTTCCTCTCCACCACATTGAGAAACTTTTGACAAACTCTTCCCCCTCAATTCTTAAATACTCAGCATTGTTTGAACCTGCTCGGATTGAATACACTTCGTTAAACATATCGAAGAAGAAACCAACCTGAATTGATTTATTGTCGTTATCTTTTTGTTCATCTGTCCGCTGATCTGTATCACTATCGAGCGTAGTCGGTAAATCTCCGGGAAGTGCAATATCTGTAATCTTAGGGAACATTTTTTCCGCCTCATAAATATTCAAATCACAAACGACCATAAACCTGCTCAGACTCTGGCTTATGCTGTTGCTGTGAATCGCTGTTGCCTCTCTATTAAAATAAATATTGCCAACTGATAATCCTTGAAACTCACAAAACTTCTCCCCTTTTTTTACTTTCTTTTTGCCTTTTTTTGCGTTTAGTACATCCGTTGAACCTAAAATATAATAATCTCCATAAGTTGCTACTTGGTGATAACCACTCCAACCACCATTCATTAAATCCTGAAATCCAGCTTGATAAACTGTATCTTCAATGAACTTACCAAGCAAAATATTAAGCTCCTCAACTAGCCCTGTATTCGTCACTCGAACATCAGGAACTTGGTTTAACATATAAAACAAATTCACAAGCATAACTGGCGTATAACTTGCTAATTGGTCTGCTCTGGTCGGTGTGTTTCCGCTAAGCACATTGTCGTATATTTCCTTACATTTCTTTACTGCCTGCTCTTTTTGACTTTTTAAATCACTTGCTTCAACGATTAACTCCATTACAGTTCGTCCCACAACATCATCACCGCTTTTAATCGCAATGGGCTTAATCTCCTTATCCAGTGTGTCGCCTTGCTTAGTAATCATTGTGTGTTGCTTAGTCATCTACTATTCAATACTATTTTCAATTCATTTGCAAATTTATTTTTTATAAAAATCATCGAGGATTGTGGAAATGTTGGTGTTGGTACTTTTTCGGTAAAATCCATTAAAAGCATATCGCACACTATCCATTGCATCGCTTAAATAATGGTCTGGTTCGTTTAAAATCTTGCCGTCTTTATCTGTTTTCCATAAATAATTGCGGTAAGCCTTGATAACATTTACGCTTTGTTTTGTTACACTGATTTTTTGGTCTTGTATAAATTGTATTCCTTGTCTCACGCTGTCTTTTCCTTTTACTGCACCAACAATATTCACGCCGTAACTTCTAATCTCTTCAATACTTTTTGGTTCTGCAGAGTCGGCAACCAGTAAAGCATTATGCTCCTGTGCGAGCATAACATCCGCAAGTTGTTTATTGCTCATCCCTTTTTGGAATAAAATCTCATCTATAATATACCCGCCATCATAATAATATAACGCAATAATAGCGGAGGGGTCTGTGCTATATCCAAAATCAAGCCCAAAACGCTCTAATCTCGCATTATGCGGTATCTCTTCAATTATCTTCCAATCTTTATAAATTTTCCCCTCAACCTCTCCAAGTAGACCTAATCCATACACTTGCCACCAGCCCTTTCTGTTTTTCCTCGCTTCAATCGAGGCGACAATCTCAGGACTTAATGCTTCATTGTCCTTGTACGTAAGTGTAATAAAATCTACATCTGTTCGATTAGGTAAAATATCAGAATAAAAGTAAAACTCATTAGTTGGATTCCAATCAAGAAGAATAAACTCTTTCGTTCTGACTTCAATTTGATCAAAAGCGTCTAGAGTGACATTGTTTGCTTCATTGATGAACGCTCTATCACGCCTTGCTCCTCTTAGTTTTGAACTTTGGTCGGCACTAAAAAACTCAATTTTGCTCCCAGTCTCGAAAGTGTAAATAAAATCAGTAGCGTTCCAGTTATTATCTTTCCAATAATTGTGCCCTTGCATAATATTCTTAAAATCTCTAATCGCTCCTCTTTTTAGGTGCGGATTTGATTCACTTATCACGCTTGTCAATGTCGGAAACTTGTCTGATTGTGCCTTAGCAATCAAAAAAATCAAGCAAGAAATAGTCTTGCTTGCACTTGTTCCTCCACATATTGCTCTAATCTTCTTTGTAAGTGCAATAATCCTATTCGTTGCTGTTGTTTGCTGAAACTGCATTAAGCGGAATAATTGGAGTAGGCAAATCTTTACCATTTGTTGTCAAATCTTGTTCAATTTTATCTTGCCAGCCCATATTTTTCATTCTGAATATGTCAAAAACGCCTCCTTTATGCATACCACGTAACTCATATGCCATCTCAATCTTGTCTTTTGCTTTTTTTATTGTGTTAAAAAAAGCGTCTCTCTCCTGATAGTCCATTAGTGTTGTTCTGGAGGTATCAAGGTGAACGGCAAGCCCTGTAATCATACACTCCTCTAGTGGTGTAATTTCGAAATATTCGTCAATTTTTTTTTGCAAATCTTCAACACTCGCATACTTAATTGGTCTTCCTCTTCCTATATTAGCCATATTCATAAGATTAAAAACTGCTCTACTTATACACTAATCCACCCGATTTTGTCAAAACATAATTCTTTATATTGTCTAGCAATAATCTATTGACTAAATAAAATAAATAGAATAAACTATGTTCAGACAGTGAGAGCGACACAAGATTATATTATCAATCCTCTGGACAGCCTCACTCCACACAATAATATTTCTTAAATTTACTACTACTATGAAAAAATATGAAGACAGTTACGGCAGAGAGTTCTATTCAGCGGAAGAAGCACTCGAAAATTGGGAAAAAGGATGTGATGAGTTAGTTGATGATGAAGATGAAGAGGCTGGATATTGCAGTCGCAACAATGGCTATTGCGAATTTTGCCAAAGCGAAATTGATAAAATAAAAGAAGACGCAAAAAAAGAGGGAGAAAAGGAGGCAGACTTGTCTATTTCGGCAATTTTCGCTTTTTATGAAAAAGTAAAAAACGATTATGAGAACTCAGAGGAGATTTTAGAACAATTACAGGAAAACCGCCGACACAATGGAAGACTAACTTCTTCTATTGTGGAAGCTTATGATGAAGAAGATAACTCAATCTTGCTACACCAAGATGAAATTGACCATATTATAACAATGCTAAGTGTTAGTTCATATCGACACAATTGCACAAATTATGAAAATATGCTTGCTCACGGTATTGATCGTGAATTGGCAAGACAACTTATTTAATAATTTTATTTTTTATGCAAAAATCAGTAATTATTCAAAAAAAACCTTTACCTGAAAAATTGGACTTGAGAATTAAATATTCAAGTGAACTTAAACAAAAAATAAGAAAAGATTATTCATCAGGAGGCATTACTTATCGAGAATTAGGTAGAATATACAGAATATCTGAAAAATCAATTGCGATGATTATTAATCCCAAAAAAAAAGAAGTAGCGAGAGAAGAAGCAAAAAATTTTTTATTAAAACACAGCCAAACAGAAAAATACAAAAACAAAAA